TGTGTATCCTAGTGGGTTCTGCTTGAGCTTACAAACGATAACTTTCATACCGTCTACAATCTCTTGCGAATATTTGTCACCGTTCATGCGCTTTAGTGTATTCCAATTAATACTTGCTCGCACGTGACCAGGCATGTTTGCTTTACCTTGCTTTTGCTCTAGTCGTTGATAGTGTCCGATCTTGTTTGCACGTTTAGGCGAACCCTTCTCCCAACCTGGTCGCTCGTTAAACTCAATACGGAATTGTGTAATACGCTCAAGAATATCCTCTTGCGGCTTGTCTGTAAGTACCATAAGCAATAGCTCGCTTAAGAATTCTTGCATAAACACAGGAGTATCTGAACGGCGCAAGTCTAAGCCCATAGCCTTAACTTTACCTGGCTTACCATCTACATCTGAGCGAAAGCCTTCTGTGTCATACACTAATGCCGCATAACGTTTCTTAGTAATAAATAGTCCGCTTTCTGCAACAATCTCTCGACCAGCCGCAATAACTGCACTGCGACTTTTTGGACAATGGAATGCTTTTGCCATCATATCTGGAAAAGTTGCGTTAGCTGCTTCTGATACTTGATCATACAGCGTAATAACATTCTCTTTAGTCCAAGGAATATTACCTGCTTTAATTTCATGCTTTAGCGTAGGCCAAGCACTAAAGTATACAGAGTCAGTATCACCGTAAATAACTGCTTCACCTACGTGATCGTATTCTCCAGTAATAACTTTATTGACTTCTGCACTCATATGTTTAACAATCGTACGGCCAGTAAGAGTGGTAGACTGACCAATACGCTTATCGAAAAATCTGCAACCAGGGTTAAGAATAGCACCATATAATGAGTTCAAGTTAATTTTCTTTACGAGCTGACGTTTGTCCCAATACTCGATTTCTGCTTTGTTTCCTGCTTCTTTTGCTTTCTTAAGCATCTTCTGCAACTCTTTACGCTCACTATACCAACGCTTTAGAATACCAGGAATAACGCCTTCAAACTGTTGTGTAAAGATTGTACCGTTGGAACTAAGCATCCACGGTTGATTACTATCAAAGATTAATTTATAAATTTCAGCGCCTGAAAGTATATCTGACCTTCCATCTTCCCAGTCAATTGTTAGAGAAATATCTCTACGTTTTTCCATAACTGCTTCATATTCTTCTGTAGAGAAACGTCCTTCCCAGCTACCAGCAAAACTCTTCTTTTTAAGATTTATATCTTCTTGTACACGATCATCACTAATTTCCAAGCGAATTTGTCCTACAATAGTTTCTGGCGCCATGTTTAGCGCACGGATCACTGAAGGATACAGTGAGTTCAAGTCCATTGAACCAATCCACTTATGCAAGCCCTTTTTAGGGAACGCAACATATGCGCCTGCTGCTTGTGTATTTTCTTCGTTGTCTCTGTTTTTACGATTAGGAACTTGCAAGCCTCTGTGGTGAGCTTCGTTAATAATACCTTGCTCAGTAACAGCAACAGCACCCATAGTAGTTTGGATAAGCACAGTGTTTTCATGAGCAATAGTATTACTCAGATCAATGAAGCGTAGTTTCTTATCTAGTTTGTCAAGTAGCGCAGTATCCTGAATGTTATATTCAATAAACTTTTTAAAGTCATTGTTATAAAGTTGATCTAACGTACCTTCGTATGCTGTTTTGTTTTCGCCTACTTCAATCTCACCGATTGCGTCCAGTCGATAGCTATGACGTTCTTCATAGGTATACTTACGATACAAGTTCAAACTGTCTAAGTGTACACGACCTACTAAGTCATACGTCTCACTCATCTTGCCATACTTTTCATACTCACGCTTCTTAGGCAACTGTCCCCACAAGCAGAAACGTCTTGTATCATCTTTACTCAGTACACGAGCTACACGGTTTACAGTATACGGAATATCGTATCCTTCACTGTTCCAACCACTCAAAATGTCTGCATCTTCGATAAGTGTCAAGAACGTGTCTAGCATGTCCTTTTCTTTTTCAAACAGCATTACATTAGGAATGTCTTTAAGCAACTCTGTTGCTGCTTCCATAGTAAGTGTCTTAGGCGGAACAGCAAGACATACCATTGTTTCTAGCCACTGCAAATAAACGGAGACAGACGTAATGCCCATAAACGGATCACTAGGATCCGCGAAGCCACGCTCCGGGTCAAAGTCTGTCTCAATATCGAAAAATGCAATGTTTAGTTTAGGTGCATCTTGATTAAGATAGTTTTCGCTAAGTGTTTGAAAGATTGGATTAATATCACTTTCAAACAGCGTCTTGTCTCTGTTAATTGCAATCTCTTTGCGGAAGTCTTTAGTGTTCTTGCACACAATACGACTTAAAGGATCGCCGTACACACTCTTGTACTTGCCCTTAGGGTCTTTATAATAAAATGTATATTTTACTGGATATTCGCGGAATGTTCTAACTCCGTCTTTGCGTTCAACTACTTTGATCAGATCATGATCACGGTCAAACAATGCGTCTACGTAACTCAATTAAATGCCTCCTGTTGCTTGTGGCCAACTAACCTTTAAACCTGTTCTTAAAGTGAACGACTCTTATAATATTAAGCCTACAATGTATATAGCTGTCAAGCCTATATTAAACCATAGGAGTGAATTCTCTTTCCATAAATACCCGACTAGAATCCATAGCGCATTACCTATAATAAAAAAGTAATGATGCAGATACAGTTCAGGAACAAAGCTAGCGAGGCAAGCTGCAATCAAAACAATTACAGTGCTTACCCAAGCTAACCATTGATAGGGTTTTACCACCATGCGGCTGCAACTCCAAACCCAAATACGTTAACACATGCAAAGTAACTTGTTAACAGTAAAGGCCATGGTATGCCTCTACGGTAATACGCATACGCACCTGTTAACGATCCAATAAAGAACCCTGGATAAACTAGCATCATATCAGGATTATCAGCAGTAAATGCTAAGGTTAAACTTGCGGCTACTGTTGTAACAAAACTCGCAAGCTCATAGTAAAAAGCAGTTTTGTCGCTGGTATAACTGTTTATCCAAAAGTCTTTTATTTTATCCATTACTTGTCTACGCCGACTGTTGCAACAAGAGTTTCGAGATCTTCGAAATAGTCTGCATGCTTTTCCCAGTCACGCTTTTGTGCAACTTTAATTGCTTTGTTAATTAGTGCAGGCTTAATGTCTAGTTCTTCTGCGACAGCCTTAACTGTATCTTTAAGGCCTTCTTGTAGATCTTCAATTTCTTGCAATACAGTTACGCCTTCTTTAACTAGACGCTCAAGTTTTGCTTTTTCTTCTGCACCGTAGGTACGATCACTCATAGTTTGCTCCTTGTTGAGTTGTAATGTTAAGTTAATTATATGACATATTTAGACAAATGTCAAGCGTTTATTTTATAAAAGCGCCGATTCTGCTATGTACGTCCGGATAATCACGATATGTGTATCCTTCGGGAGGAGTAGTATCCTGCCCTTCCCAAACTGGGATAAAGTGCTGTGTATTTTCGTCGAAATCTTCATTGCGTCTAAGATGCACTTCGATCAAGTTTCCGCCGATAAATTCACAATTGATCCATTTGTGTGGATATGATATAGCATGTAGCATTTTAGGAAAAGGTATGATGTCATCTGTTCGAATCCATTCGTCCCATTGAGTAAAGGTATCTTCGCTCTTATGTCCTTCAACACATAGACGCTGTTCACCATAGTGATAGTCTACGCTAAGATGTCTGCCTTCAAACCACTCGCACCAGAAGTAACCATAGGGCAAATCACAAGTGTCCTTTTCGAGCCACATCTTCTTTGCGCCTAATCCTAGACCTAGCATATTAACACAGGGACGTACAATATAAAAGCCCGGATGCGGAACATCAAGTCCGACCGGGCCACAGTTATATCCTAATTTTCTACTTACGATCAGTTTGTCCATTACCCAGATCAAGTCTGGATCAATAGTCTTCCAGACATGATCTTCAGCAGTATCTTGCATTTACTTCAAATTATTAAGTTTGCGATAAAGCATTTCTTTAATTGATTCAGTAGCATAATCTTTCTTATGCTTTTCTTTGCCTATCTTAGCGTCACGCTTCTTGTCTTTGTGTGCGCCCATTGCTCCACTCTTACGCAGATCATTCATGTATTGTGAGCTAGGGTCACGTGGTTTAGGCATTTGTTTTTTCTCTTGTGCTTCCTGAGGTTGATCAATTGATGGATCAAACTCTTTCATAAGTTCATCGAATTTAGCTTTACCTTTAGCATTAATACGTATTGCTTCTAGTGCAGTAGCATACGGTACTAAGAATGCATTTAGTTTAGGTGATAATCCCACTGCTTCTTTTGTTTTGGGAGTATTTTTAGAAACAACAACATCGCCCTTTGGTTTCTTTTCCTTACTAGGCGATTTACCATCTAAGCCTAATACACTTTTAATTGCTCTTTCGGCACTATCAGGAGCAAGAACACCACTAGTAGCAGAATCAACTCCTGCTCTAAAAGCATCCATTGGTCCTTCAGTTAACATTGGCTTAACGCCAGCAAGTGCTGCAAAGTCTGCAATGCTATAATTGCCTTCAACTGGCATACTGCCTTGTGGAACTTCTACACTTTCTACAACATAGTCTTTAGTAGGAGCAACATCACTAGATGCACTACCTGCTGCTTCTCTTAGTTTACGTAAATCTTCTGCAGGATCACTTGGATCTAATGCAAATAATGTTTGTTGTAGTTTGTGAAAATCCATGCTTATCCCTTTTTAACTGCCTTAGCAATCTTATGAGCTTTTTTAATTGTTGACTTTTCTAACGGTGGTTCGTCACCTGTAGATTTCATAGCTTGTGCCATACCAACTGCATATGGATTTTTAGCTTTCTTCTCTTCTAGTCTTGCGCGAAGTGATTCTTTGTATTCCATTGCTTTTTTGTTTTTCTTAGCACGTGAACCGCGTTCTGGAAGTGCTCTCTTACCTTCCACAGCCATTTCCATCTCAGGCATATTAGCTTCTGATTCTTGATAGTCTAAGTGATGATACACACTACCGATATCAGCAGCAGCTTTAGTAATCTTAGACTGTACCCAGCCTTCTAGTCCTTCAGCTTCACTAATGCCTTTTAGCATGTCGTGTAATTTAATAGAATATTTTGCTAATTTGTATAGTTCAGCACGAGCCATTTGAACTTCGTGGTCACGTTCAGCAGCATGTGCTAATTCGCCTAAACCTTCTTTAACTTGTTTGGTCATTTATTTCTCCGAGATAACTTATAATATATTTATCGTTTGATGGCCTTGCC